GCCGTGCCGTCCTCGAGCGCGACAAGTACTGCATCCTCCTCCGACTGGACCCCGACCATCGTTGTCGGGACCGATGGGGCGAGTACCACGACCCGCGCAACCTGGACAAGCTCACCATCGAGCACGTGAAAACCGAGCCGATGATGGGGAAGAAAGCCCCGACCGACCTCGCCCACCTAGTAGCCCTCTGTGCCTACGCCAACGTCGCGGTTCCGTCTCGTGCGATGCGGGACGGGATGCGACAGTATCTTCGGGAGGTGACGACGTGAAACCCTCCTCTCGTGCCGTTCTCAATGAACTCCGCTACGGCCCACTGACCCAACAGGACGCCATCCGCCTCTTGTCCTGCTACCGATTAGCCGCTCGCATCGCTGATCTTCGCGCTGACGGCTACCCGATCACTTCCGAGATGGTGTCGCGGGACGGCGTTCGGTTCGCTCGCTATCGGCTAGTCGAGGCTCCGGTTCAGGTGGAGATGGGATTGTGACGTACACCGACTTCCTCGAACGCAAGACGCAGCTCGACGGGTTCGACGGGTTCGAGCCGACGTGGATGCCGGACTTTCTGTTCGGCTTCCAAACGGCACTCGTCGATTGGGCCATCCGCAAGGGGCGCGGAGCGATCTTCGCGGACTGTGGGCTCGGCAAGACGCCGATGCAGCTGGTCTGGGCCGAGAACGTCCGGCGCTTGACGGGCAAGCCGGTCCTGATCGTGACCCCGCTCGCGGTCGGGTTTCAGACAAAGGCCGAGGCGGCCAAGTTCGGCATCGAGGCCGACACGTCCCGCGATGGCACACTGACCTCGGGCATCACGATCACGAACTACGAGCGGCTGCACCTGTTCGACCCGTCCGACCTTGGCGGGATGGTATGCGACGAGTCGTCGGCTATCAAGTCGTTCGATGGGGTCCACCGGGCGCTCGTGACCGACTACATGCGGAAGATGCGCTACCGGCTGTTGTGCACCGCGACGGCCGCGCCGAACGACTACATCGAACTCGGCACGTCCAGCGAAGCGCTCGGCTATCTCGGGCACATGGACATGCTCAATCGGTTCTTCCGCAACGAGAACAACACGAGCGACACGAAGGGACGCTGGCGGGGTTACGGCGCACCGCGCGCCTTTATGGGTCAACAGTGGCGGTTCAAGGGTCATGCCGAAGAGGCGTTCTGGCGCTGGGTCTGCTCGTGGGCGCGGTCGGTCCGCAGCCCGTCCGACCTCGGGTTCGAGGATGACGGGTTCATCCTGCCGGCGCTCGACCACCGCCAGCACATCGTCGAGGCGCGCACCCGCCCAGAGGGGACGCTGTTCGAGTTCCCGGCGCTCGGGATCCATGAGGAACGCGACGAGCAGCGGCGGACCATCAACGAACGGTGCGAGGCCGTCGCGGGGCTCTTGGCAGATGCCGAGTCGGCCGTGGCGTGGTGCCACCTGAACGCCGAGGGGAACCTGCTGGCGAAACTCATCCCCGGCGCTGTCCAGGTATCCGGCTCTGACTCGTCGGACGCGAAGGAAGAGGCGCTGTTGGCCTTCAGCCGGGGGGATATCCGGGTGCTCGTGACCAAGCCAAAGATCGGGGCGTGGGGTCTGAACTGGCAGCACGCGCACCGGATGACGTTCTTCCCGTCGCACTCATATGAGCAGTACTACCAAGCCGTCCGACGGATGTGGCGCTTCGGCCAGAAGCACCCCGTCGTGGTGGACATCGTGACGACCGAAGGAGGGCGCAACGCTTTGGACAATCTGCAACGCAAGGCCGACCAAGCCGACCGGATGTTCTCCGCGCTCGTGTCCCACATGGGCGACGCGATGCACGTCGAGCGCTCGAGGGGCTATGAGACGACGACGGAGGTTCCGGCATGGCTGTAGCGGATCAACTCATCACCGACCGTTTCGCCATCTATAACGGCGACTCGATGGAGGTCATGCCTACCCTGCCCGATGGGTCGGTGGCGCTGTCGGTCTACTCGCCACCGTTCGCGGGGCTGTACCAGTACTCATCCAGCGAGCGGGACTTGTCCAACTCGACCGGCTACCCGGAGTTCCTGGAGCACTACGCCTACTTCGTCCGGGAACTCTACCGGCTCACGATGCCGGGTCGGATGACCGCTGTTCACTGCATGGACATCCCCACCGGCAACACGGGCAAGGGTGACGGGCTGCGCGATTTCCCCGGCGACCTCATCCGACTGCACGAGCCGATCGGCTGGCAGTTTGTGGCGCGGTATTCCGTGTGGAAGGAACCGCTGACCGTCCGCAACCGGACGATGACCAAGAGCCTTGCGCATAAGACCATCGTTGACGACTCGACGCGCTGTTCGGTGGCATCGGCGGACTACCTACTCGTCTTCCGCAAGGAGGGTGCGAACACCGTCCCGGTCGCGCACCCCCACGGTCTGACCGAGTACGCCGGCGCTCGTCAGATCCCGCCCGAGCTCCTGCGCTATCGCAACTGGTCCGGCAACCAGATCGAGAACCGCTACAGCCATTGGATATGGCGACAGTACGCCTCGGCCTTCTGGGACGACGTGCGGCTCGATCGGGTGCTGCCGTTCCGCGAGGCGCGGGATGAGGAGGATGAGAAGCACGTCCACCCGCTCCAGCTCGACGTTATCGACCGCTGCATCGTCCTGTGGAGCAACCCTGGTGAGACGGTCCTGACCCCGTTCATGGGCGTCGGGTCGGAGGTCTACGGGGCGGTCCGCAATGGTCGCAGGGGCATCGGCATCGAACTCAAACCGTCCTACTACCGGCAGGCCGTCAAGAACATGGCGGCTCTCGACTCTGAGCACGAAGAGCAATCGTGGGTTGACGCCGTCGTGGATGAGGAGTGGGACGTCCCCATCTTCGATACCGGCGTGGATATCCCCGCATGAGAGAGATGACCGCCCCCGGCGTCTGGACCGACTTCGGGCCACAACCCGCCATCCGTCACGTCCACGGTCATGCGACGTTGGGCGGCTCCATCGTCGAGTCACGGAAGGCACCGAAGCTCGGCATCGTGACCAACGGCGAGATGATCCGGCACCGGCGGCAACTGGCGAAACGGCAGGCGAACCGATGACCCGCGACGACCCCGAACTCGGCACCGAGAAACTGTGCAACATCTGCGGCGAGTGGTGGCCGCTCGATGAGGAGTTCTGGTACTTCACGACCAAGCACGCGGGCTCTCCGGTGCGATGGCGCGACCGAACCTACGCCCGAAAGACGACCGTCCGCGTGCCACAGAGCCGGTGTCGGGCGTGCTGGGCCGACCGTTCTGCGGCTGGATATGCGGCGAGGCAGTCCGCATGAGCGAGCGAGCGCCGTACTCCCGCGTCTACTGGTCCGTCATGGACGATCCGAAGTTCGACGGGATCTATGAGGACGACGCCGCGTTCGCGCTCTGGATGCGGCTCCTGATGAACGCCGATGCCCTCTGGCCGGCACCGGCTCCGCTCCACAGAACCGCCAAGGCGAGGCCCCTGGCGAAGCTCGTTGAGGCGGGCATCGTGGACCTGTTGCCGCGCGATCGGTACCGCATCCACGGACTCGACTCCGAACGCGGTCGCCGCCGTGATGCTGCCCTCCGGCTACCCAAACCGGACCCAGTTGCACCCCAGTTGGGTACCAACAGGGTACCGCTTGCCTCCCACGCACGCGCGATAGACGAGACGAGACGAGAAACACCGAGCCAAGCCAACACGCACGCGAACGATGATGGACGCGACGACCTAGAGGCGTTCCTCGTCATCACCCGTCGAGCACCTACCCCGAAACAGCGCCGACTCCTGGATGAAGTGCTAGACCGTCACGACCTGACGGGACCAGCGTGGTCGGCGGACATCATGTTCCACCACCCGGACGATCCCATCGGCGCCGTCATCGAAGCAGACAAGGCGTACCGAGCCGAACGGATCGCAGCGGCCCAGGCATCTGAGAGGCCGACACCGACACCCCGCCGTCCTCGAGGTTTGCCGCAGACAACCCGCGACATCATGGCCGAGATGGCGATGCTCGCCAAGGAACCGGCGTGACCCGCGG